TAATAATTTAACAAAATATAGATTTGCTAACTTAATGTCTTATATGTACAGTTTCTTAATGAAACCAAAAAAGTTTGAAGACCATATGAAGTTTTGTTATTTTACTTCTAAAAAATTAACCACAGACAGTGGTATCTATCTTATTATACAGTAATGAAACTTACGTTTAAAGTTTTAAAGTATATCTTTGTATCTTATTTTTTAACTATTGTACTGGCTGCTAGTTTAGGCAAAGAAGGAAGTAATAAATACTTTGGTAATAATTTACTAGATGAATATTTAATCATAGCAAGTATTTTAATTTTAATAGATATAGGAATTTATGTATTTAAAAAACGAACCAGAATATAACGCAGGCAACTTCCAAGAATATACTTACGAGTGTGAATGGCTAGAGTGTGACTGGAAACACGTACATAATACAGTTCATCTGGTTACGGCATTTTGGTATCCTTGGTTAACTGTTAGATACGAATAATCTAAGACTTGACTTTTTCCTACATATGTGTTATTGTATTATCTGATATGTTTAAATCACATATCTTGTATAAATAATAATATATCGTTCAACTCATTTTGAGTCGGAAGTAGGCAATTGCCGAAGGAACGCACCTAACTTAAAGAAAGAAGGAGGGTGTATGATGAGCAGATTTACACATTTATTCAAAGCTAGAAGTAAAGAACATTCTTTGTTAGAAAAAACAAAAGTATTGTTTGGAGCTAGAAAAGAAGTTAATATAAATGCTGAGGGTACATCTGGTTACGTTGTAAAACACGGTGCCAATAAAGGCAAAGTGTTAGGTCACGTAATAAGAAAATCCACAAACAACTGGTAAAAGTTGTATAAATAACTATACCACACCAAGAGAGCTTCGGCTCTCTACGAGAGGAGAGTTCCTCCACACATACTCTCCTCTCACTTAATCAAACATAACAGAAAAGAAACTGGTACAGGCGGATTGAATCGAACAATCAACCTCTGGTTCCACAAACCAGCGCTCTAACCAATTGAGCTACACCTGCCTAAAAGAAAAATACATAAACAAGTCCGATAGCATTCACGGTTAATAAAGTGGCATTAGTAACAATTAACGACCACTCTTTCCACATAAAACTTACAATTAACCAAAATACTCCACCGAGTCCTGTAATCAAAGGTCCTGCTGGATAGATGTTAACAGCATTTAATCCACAGCCCACAATTAAAAGGGCTGTGGCTATCCATTTTAAATAGACATCAACTTTTACCATTAAGCGACCTCTAACATTGTCATTGGCACTCTATAAATTCTACCTGATAAATCTACCAGACATTTACTATTCATAATTTTAGTAATAACACCTGGTGTCTTTTTAGTTTTTTGTACAACAAAAACTTTTGTACCAACTTTCATTTCACTTTTAACTTTAGACTTGATTAAGACATCAATCATAGCCTTTGTATCATTTAATTGTGTGATACTCATTTTATTTAACGTTTCTATCATCATAGTGTTTTCTCCTTGTAGTTAATTATTTTAAATATAAAGGTCCAGTCCATTGTATTGGATAGTTACCTGTTAATACGTTACCTCTTGGTGAATTTAAAGCAGGAGCATTCCAACCAGCAGCTTTTAATATATCACCTTTTTTAAAATGTTTAAAATCTTCTTTTGCGATAAAACAAAAAACACCAGTGTCGTGTACCACTTTAATGTATTTTTTACCTTGTGTAACTTTTACTTTATTATCCCAAGTGTCAACTTGTTCTTTAGAATAACCAGTTAATTCTTCTTGTCCATTTCTAGTAGACCATCTTTCGTAGTCTTGTTTAGCACCAGACATTAAATTTTTAATTCCTTCTTCTAGTGTGTTAGCAGTTTTTTCAACTTTTATCATAATGTTATTGTCCTTTCTTCATCATAGTTAATACAGTTATTATACCACAAGAAATCATAATTGTCAAGCAAATAAAAAATGCTGTCCAATTTTCATTACCTATACAAGCACCATTACAATCTTCTATAGAGCCAACGGCAAATATAGCAGATAAAATAGTTAATATACTAAAAAATGTTGTCATATTACAATATCTCCTCTACGTTATAGAAGTCAATACCTAACATCTCAACATTATCAACGGCTAAAATTTGTTTTTTAGCATCATCATAGTTGATTTTTTTGTTTTTGTATGCGTCAATAATATTATCAACGGCTTTTTCGGCTAAGTCATAAGCCCATTCTTTAACTTTCATAGTGTTTCCTTTCTTATTAATCATTATATACTAAATATAAAGGAAAAAAATCGTTTTGTAAAGCGAATAATCCCGAAAAAAGTAAAAAAAATGAAGAAAAAACCCTTGTTTTTCAATGTTTTATTGATATTTTTGTTCTTGTTTTGTTCTAATTGTTCAAAAACACTAGAAAATTGTAAATTTTCACCCGATTATGACAAAATTGGAGGGGAAATCTACGAATCAGTTGATTCTAAAAGAGAAATTGACGTAAATAATATGAAAGCCGCCAAAGCATCCTGTAATTTTTAAATAAATAGTTCAAAAAAGAGGGAAATATGAAAAACTGTCAAAATTGCGGACACGATTGCCACTGTGGAAGTAGTTGTATTCAACAACATACAGATGGCGATAATAAAAAAATCGAAATTGAGTGTTGTAAAGAGTGCCGACACGAATTTGTAATGGAAAATCCCGAAAATCTATTTAACGGAGCTTAAAATGGCGGGAATAAAACAAAGAGGCATAATTTCAGTACAACACAAAAGATATTACAAGGGTGAAGAAGTAAAACCAGTAAAATACTATTCATCAAATGGACGTTCTATTATGACAGGATCAGTTAATGATGAAATTATACGATATCCAGACGGAAGACCAATCCCTTTTAAAAATATATAGGTTAAAATGTTAACTGGCGAATTTGTTATTAGAAAAAATGGCGAATTATTGAAATATCAAAACTATAATGATATTCCAAATCAATTTGAACACGTAATATCATTTAAACCTGATTATCCGCCTGAACCACACACGGAAGAACAACACAATCTAATGTCAAAATTTGAAGAATATTTAAAGGAGTTAATGTCACGTGCCAGCGGTAACTAGAATAGGTGATGCTGATGTTGCTCATTGTTCAGGAATGACAAGAGCACAAGGATCACCGAATGTGAGAGTAAATAGTATTCCTGTATCACGTCAAGGTGATAACAATACAGGACATTTATTACCACCAGCACCTTGTCCATCTCATTCAGCACCAATAGCTATAGGGTCAACTACTGTTTTTATTAACGGAAAAGGATGTGGACGTGTAGGGGATGCTATATCTGGTTGTACAAGTGTAGCAGCAGGTTCTCCTAATGTATTTGCTGGATAGTGTATAAATATTAGTATTATGGCAAACTATGATGCTTCATCTACAAACAAAAGTAAAAGATCAACTAAAATTTTTAGTGATTTAGATTTAGATTTTAGTAGAAATCCTGTTACACACGATATATCAAAAATTGAAGATGTAGATGCTGTAAAACGAAGTGTTAAGAATTTAATTCAAACTAATTTTTACGAAAGACCATTTAGACCAGAATTGGGCAGTGGTGTTCGACAAATGTTATTTGAACCGTTTATGCCGTTGACTAAAACTTTTCTTAAAAGAAAAATAGAAGAAGTTTTAGCAAACTATGAACCAAGAGCAAAAGTTGAACAAGTTGCTATAGATGATGAGCCAGATAAAAACAGAATTAAGGCTACAATTTATTTTTATGTAATTAACAGTGATGAACCAGTTGTAGTGTCAACATTTTTAGAAAGATTAAGATAATATGGCAAGTAATAAATTAAAAATTTCAGATTTAGATTTTGAACAAATCAAAAGTAATTTAAAAAAGTTTCTACAATCACAATCCGAATTTCAGGATTATAATTTTGAAGGTTCTGGATTTGCTATTCTTTTAGATTTACTTGCTTATAATACTCATTACTTATCATTTAATGCTAATATGTTAGCAAATGAAATGTATTTGGACAGTGCTGATATTAGAAAAAATATTGTGTCACTTGCTAAGATGTTAGGTTATACACCAACATCAGCAAAATCGCCAGTTGCTTCTATTAATATAAAAATTAATAATGCTACAGGAACATCAATCACAATGGCAAAAGGTACGGTGTTTACAACTACAGTTGATGGAACATCATATCAGTTTGTTACAAACTCTACACATACTGTTACACCAACAGATAACATCTATCAGTTTTCAAGTATTCCTGTTTACGAAGGTACACTAACAACTTTTCGTTACACAAAAAACACATCTGATCCTGACCAAAGATTTATTATACCTAATAATCGTGTTGACACATCTACTTTAAAAGTTTCAGTTCAAACTTCTTCATCAGATTTAACAACATCAACATATACAAGAGCTCAAGGATTAACAGAATTAACAAATACATCAAAAGTTTATTTTTTACAAGAAGGTGAAAATGGTAAATTTGAAATAACTTTTGGAGATGGTATTTTAGGTCAATCGTTATCAGATGGTAACATTGTTATTTTAGAATATGTTGTTACAAACAAAACTGAAGCTAATGGCGCTTCTACTTTTACATTATCTGGAACAATAGGTGGATTTTCAAACGTTACAATTACCACAGTTTCAAGTGCTCAAGGTGGTGCTGAACCTCAAACAAAAGAATCAATACGATACAACGCACCATTACAATATGCTAGACAAGATAGAGCAGTTACAACAACAGATTATGAAACACTTGTACAAGAGTTATATCCAAATGCTCAATCCGTTTCAGCGTGGGGCGGTGAAGATGATGAAACTCCAGTTTATGGTGTTGTTAAAATTGCTATCAAGGCAGCCTCAGGTTC